GTTCTTGCCTTAATCTTTTATTAGCTAAAGGTGGAAAATTAAAAGGAACTCCTAATCTATATTTACCTGGATTCATTACTGCGTAGTTAGGCATTAGTACTCCCTTTCTTGTTGGTCTTCATCATAATCAGGTGGAGCTGATAAACCACTATCTTCAATAGTCATTGTTTTTATACCACTATCTGCTATAACATCAAAGTTTTCATCTAATACTTGTACTCTAAATTCTCTATCTGTTCCATGTGTTGGTAATGTCATAGGAATGTAATAAGTATCTATAGTAGTTCCTGGTGTATCAGATATACCAGTTTTTAATGCAATTCTATTTCCAGATACACCCCCTACATATAAAGGAGATACTGCTCCCCCCCAAACTCTTATAAATCCAAATCTATTATCAAATCCATTAACATTAGTGTTGCTTAATTTTACTCTTAAATATACATTAGAATAAGATTTACCTGCTTGAGTAGAACCATTTCCAGTTCCTTCCCAATCAGTTCCAGTTCCATCTGCATTATCAGAAAAAGCAATATGATTAACCATAGAACCACTATTATCTAAAATATCTACACCTTCAAACGATTGTTTCGTAGAACCTTGAGCTGCTGGAGTAACCTCAAGTCCTACCCACTTACCGTGAGTAGTTTCGTTTTGTGGGTCGTATATATCCCAAAAATGTTTACCACCTTCTTTTAAATCTGTATGCATTAAAAATATCCAATCATCATCTGCTTGTTCTTTAAAATAAAAGTTTAATCCAATTAAACGATTGTCTCCAAATATGTTATCACCAGATAAAGATGTTGGTTTAGAGCCAGCAGTTCCTGCTCCTATAAATACTTGAAAAGAAATTTGTTCGTTATACAAAGGTATAGAATCTTCCACTCTATTTAAAAAGTCACTATAGAATATTGATATTTCTCCTTCTTGATTACCTTGATAAATTGGTGTTGCTCCAAATGTAAAGTTTCCATTCCACTCTCCACCTTCAGTACTTTTATATCCTAAAATTAAACTACCTTTTTGCGCAGTAATAGTAGAAGCGTTAGGACTAGAGTTTTCTATATTTACTAATTTCATATTTACACCTGATAAAGCATCAAGCTTACGAAGTTTTTGATTGCCGCTATCCCATTTAGTTATATCGTGTAAGTTTGTAGAATTACCTCTATCATCAGTCCAAAACAATGATTGGTCTATATATCCAAACCATTTACTATCTTGACTAAAAGAAGCATCTCCAATACGTAATAAACCATCACCATAATAGTAATTTGGTTTTATATTGCCACCAAACGTTACTTCATCAGATAAAAAATTAGGGCTAGAACCATCTTTATCTCTATAATAAAAACGAACTTTAGTGTTTGCTTTATCATATACTGCTAGATAATCATCTGGATTATTAGCACTTGCGTGGTCGTAGTCTGAAGAAAAATAATGTAGTCCATATCCAGGCTCAATATCAGCGGTAGCACCACTTGTAATAGCACTACCTTTGTTTCCTAAACCTACTAGTCTACCTATCTTATGAGTAGATACACCATCAGCTTCACGTAAATCTATATCACGTATATCTTTTGCGTCAGAATTGTCATGTATTCCACCATGAAATCCTAATATTTTAAACTCTTTTTTTGGCATTGATTAACATCCACATCCGCATTCACAGTTCATGCTAACCTCCTATTTTAATGCTTTTCTTACTTCAGCCCAAACTTCATCATCTAGTTTATTGTCAGACTTAGCAATAAAATAATCGCCTAGCTTTAATAATACAGCTTTAAGAATTTTTTCGCTTAAGAGGCTTGTAAGTAATTTACTAACTACAATATTCATATTATCTCCTATTTAATTTCCTTTTTTATCTTATCAAATACCTCTTTCTCGTTAAACCTCATACTAATACCAGGTTCAAATCTTCTAACCTCTTTACCATTTTTTAAAATAATAATTGTAGGCACAACTTTTATTTTCCATTCTTTTTGTATTACTGCACCAACAGCTTTATTTGTTAAATCTATTTCAGCTACATAACAATCTTTTAGTTTTTCTATTGGTAATCTATTTTTAAAATTCCAAGATGCATTGACTTGTATAACGGCACATTCTTCTAAACTTACTAATTGTATTTTTTGAAAATTGTCTAAGTTAACTGATTGCGAGTGCAACGACGATTGCAGCAGCAATAAACCAAAGACACCAAAAAATAAATTGTAATATTTTTTCATCATAGTCTTTCCTCATTTGTTATTCATGTCAATAAGCGTTTCAGTTATAGCTCTAGTATCTTCTTTAATATCGTCTACTTTTTCTTCTAACTTATCAACTTTACCTTCAGTATTTAATATTGACTCACGAATCATCTGGTCTTTTAAATCATATTCCATACGTGATACTTCTGGTTCTGGTAATTCTTTAGCAAGTTCTATTTCTGCTTGAAGTGAATACCACATACCTATAACCATACCTATAGTTACAGCAATACTGATTGCAGTTTCTATAGAAAGTGTAAATTTTGTGTCTTTACCGACTTCCATTTTAGTCCCCTATTATTGTAAATTAAAGTTAGGGGGATTGCTCCCCCTCCCTTTCTACTTTTCCTCTTTTGGTAGAGGAGGTATAACCTTAAAGCCTTGTTCTTTTAAACCAACAATATAGTTATACATACCACGTAATTCAGCTATTTGAGCCTCAATAGATTTTAGAGTATCATCTAAATTCATTTCTTGTTGTTGCTCTACTTTTTCTTTAGCCATTATATTCTCCTTATTACTATTAATAGTTTTATAATTTATTAAGTATACATATTAATTTCCATAAGTATTTTATTGCCCAGGTCCACCACCAGCAATGTGGTCTCCGCCTATAGCATGACTCATGTGAAATGGTTGTGTAAGAAAATTTTGTAATTGACTAGTCGTTGCATTTGAATTTGGTGTGCTTTGTAATGGATTATTACTGCCACCAATTTTTTCAAACGCACTACATGGACCACCAGTGCTAGTATTAGCAAAAGTATTTAATATACCATTTACTGTTACACCACCAACAAAAATAGATTTCATGCTTAAATTAGTAGTTTGTACTACCTTACATTCATCAGCTATTTGTGCTTTTAACTTCACATTTGTATTACTTACTGCCATTATTCAGCATCTCTTATTGCTACATAGTCTGCCATTTCAGATTCACACTCAGCAAGTTGTGCTTCTAAATTAGCTTTATGTGCTTCACATTCTGATATAGCTTCATCTACTAACTTAGTTTCAGTCCAATCTACTACTTCTACATTTTTACCAGCTGGACTTTTCATAGTTCTTGTATGTTTAATTTCAACCATTTTTGTTGATTCTTCTGGTGATGCTGCTTCTGTTGAACTTATTATTTTAGCCATTTAACTTCTCCTCTAATTTGTTTATTTGTTCTTGTTGTTGTTGAACTGCTTTAATTAATACAGCAGTTAATTTTTCATAATCCATTGTTTTAATCTTATCATCAAACCATTCATTGTCTTTTACAATTTCAGGTATTACTTCTTCTACTTCTTGTGCAATGAATCCTATATCTTTTCTATTATCTTTCTTCCAATCATACTGCTTTGGTTTTAGTTTCATAATAGTATCTAAACCATATTCAATATCTTTAACATTTGTTTTTAGCTTTCTATCAGATGGTGTTGAAGAAAATGCTACTACATCATTTGATACATGAAAAGCACCAGTAGAAGTTATATTAATTCTATCTGCACCTGCGTCTGAATCTCTAATTCTTAATTTTTCTCCATTAGTTCCAATAGTTGTTATAGACCACCTATCAGTTCCATTTGTTCTAAATCTTATACCTGCATTACCATTATGAGTTTCAGTTTCAGATATGATACCACCTGAGCCATGTCCAGTTCCACTTTCTTTTATGTGAAGTTTTGCAGATGCAAAAGCACTACCTGTACCAACAGCTAAACCTGTGCTATTTATTTGTGCAAAATATGTACCACCACCTGCACTTCTAAACCTATGCCCTCCATTGTCATAGTAATGATTAGCATCTCCATTATCTCCAAGAAATATAGCATTGACACCTTGTGGCGTTCTTAACATAGTATAAGTACCATTATTTGTTAATGTTATTACACTTCCATTATCTGAACTATGAGTTATAACCCCGTCATCTGCTCTTATATATCCGTCTGTTTGTATATCTCCACCTGCTACTGATAATTTAAAGCTTGGTGAGTTAGTTCCTATCCCAACATTTCCAGTAGTATGAGCAATACAAAATCTTACTGCATGGCTTTGACTTTGGTCTTCTATACCCCAAAAAGATGAAGGAATATTTGAAGAACCTGAACTTGCACCACCAACACCTGCATTCCAATTATATGCAGTATCTCTACCATATTTAATTGTAGCACCATAGCTTGCATCTCCTTGTAAATATATACATTCTCCATTAGTTGTAGAAGTTGCTATGTGTAAAGGTCTGGAAGGTGATGTAGTTCGTATTACAACATTTAAATTTCCATCTACAGATAAAGCAGTACCTACACCAGTTCTACCTAAACCTACCATTTCATTACTGCCAAAAGAACTACCAAACTGAATATAACCCATATCAGTAGCATCTATTCTTCTTCTTATTCTTTCTCTTGTAGTAGTCCAATCACTACCATTTGATACTCTTTCAGTTGAAAATATTAACTGATTTACATTAGCAGATGAAGATTCAAGTTTTAAATTATCAACACTATCACCTGAAGTACCTCCAAGAGAAAAGTCGCTTGATGCGTGTCCAATATGTAAAGTAGCATCAGCAGTTGTATTTCCTATTGCAATTTTATTTGCACCACTATCTACAAAAAACATATAAGCATTATCATTAGACTCTACTCTAAAATCAGTAGTTGCGTATGAGCCGTCATTAATAATAACACCATTTGCACTGTCAACAATAAGATTATGTCTACCACCTGCACTTAGTCCTAACGAGTCAGAGCCATTTCTAAACATACCTGTATCTGTATCTGATACAAAACTATAACTTGGAGTACCTGCACTTCCTAAAACATTATTTCTTATACCATAACTACCAAATCTTGCTCTTTCTACTGTATCTCCATAAATTTTAGTTTCTGATGCTTCAATTTCAATTCTATCATCATCGTT